CTCTAAACCAGGCTTAACACTAGCCCACCATTGTCTTAAATTCTGTGGATCAATAAACCTGTATTCCATTAACCCACCACAATGTAACCATACGTTTTATTAGCTGTACTATTAGCCCAATGACTAACAGTTGCTTGTCCTATTTGTTGCGCTGAAACATATATATTTTCTGATGCATTAGGAGAAATATAATTCATAGTAGTAATAAGTGACGCCGTACTTGGCCTCGTCGGACTAGTTCCAGCATCATAATGTTGAAGGCTGATTGTTGCATTAGGAGATGACCAATAAAGTTGAATGTAATCATCCTTAGCTAACTCTATAAAATAATTCCATCCTGTAATAGTATGACCATCAATACCGCCGTGACTAGATGGAATTCCAACTAATCCAGCCGATCCAAGAACATCAACACCATTTTTTCTTAGCCAAATAGTAATATCGTGTTGCTGTGTATCAGTATTTTGAAACTGTCCAGACCATTGAAAATTATAAATTCCAGCATTCCTAACATTCATCCTAGAACTATTCGATACATATATCCCATTAGAGGAGTCAGTAGTATCTAACGTCATTGCTGTAGCAGTGTTAGCCGTTAAAGACTGATCTGCAAGGCTCTGAAACGCTCCATACGGTGTCGAATCAATAAATGCAGCCGCAGATATAGGAGTAAAGAATATTAAGCTCTCATTGCCTATACGACCATCGTATAAGGTAGTTGTTATTGCATTTCCTGTAGCTAAAGTAATCCTGCCAGTATTATTCGTCTTACCGTCCATAATTCCACGAACAACCTCAGATACTGCACGTTCATCAGCACCGAATACAGGTAGAGTACGAAACTGTCTAGTCATCGATTACCCTGCGTAGCTATCTCAATTTCACAGCCGATAATCGTTTCCCAGTTGGCATTAGTCGGAGTTACCTTGATACGATGGTAATTACCGTTAGCTCTCAATGGAACTCGGTTATCTGAGTCCGGTGTCGCTGTCGTTCCAAACTCGATACTGTCTGACAATAGTTTTCTACTAGCAACTGCGACTGACGCTGTTCCATTATCAACAATAGGTTTTGCCAATGTAATAATAGAACGTCCAATATCTATATCTCCAGAAGTAACGTAAGCAGCCAAGTATGCACCAGAGAAAACTACAATCTTCTGGTTTCTTACTCCTACGAATATAAGCTGACCACCAGCCCATGTTCTTGAGTCTAGTGGAATATCTAATAAATCTAAGTTATTGTTGTAGTTATCTATCTGCTCAAGAGTAGCACTAGGTGTCAGACCATACGCTAGGTAGTTCGTATCCGTTAAACCATAGCTCCACTTGTTCAAATCAATGGAGTAATACAGTAGGAATCGCTTACCGAAGTTATTCTTAAAGTTCCAGATGACTAACTTACGTACTGGATCAATCGTCGCACTCATACCAGTCTGAATTTCACTCAAACTGACGTTATTAAAGAACCAACGATTAACTTTCTCTAGCCCAATGTTCTTAACGGACTTACCATCGCACATATAAAAGCCATCATCAGCTAGAAAGTACGTTAAACCGCCAAATTGAGTGATAGAACCGTTAGACATACAGCCTAAAGTCCTAGAAATAGCGTCAAATTGGAAGAAAAACGGACTACCAGCATACGTCATACGATAGATAGCACGTTCCAAGAAGATTAGACCGTACTCACCGCCTGCTAGACCAGTAATATCACCGCCATCAGGCATAACCTGAGAGTCAGACTGAGATGCTGCTCCAGGAGTCCAATCAGTCTCGTCATTAATATCCGACCAATAGACCTTATTCTCCTCACCACCTACGTTAGCAGCGACAACAAAGTCACGAACTACCGTTACATACTTAGCAGCAGGAGCCGCAGCAGCCAAATCCTCAAAGTAAGTCGATGAACCTAGATCATAAGACTGTAATTGATCCGCACCGTTCGCTAAGATCATCTTAGAGCCGAACTGAGTTACATCCCATGAATCTACAGCCGTATAACCTGTGGTTGTCAGAGCATCTAAGCTAGCATCACTAGAATCAAACTTGTAAATCTGTGTAGCACCAGCAGCAAATAACGTCGATGCACCTGAGAACTTACCTGCGAACGTAATAAGCAGGTTCTGACCTGCATTAGCAGAGTAATCTACTGCCTCACGTAATGGACTATAGCCATTAGTAACTGGATAGCAGTTATAAGCATCTGTTACCGCACCTGTAACGCCAGGCTGATCTGGTAACCACTCACCAAAGATAATCTTTTGCTTTGCCATTACTGTCTAGCCCAATTGGTTGATTCTGGACTAACTACAGTCCACTCATAAGCAGTAGAACTACCGATAGCCTCAACAGTTGCATTAGCTGTTATAGAAGCACGACCACCAATGACATAGCTACCTAAAGCTGTAACCGTGGCAGTTCCATTAATACTAGAAGCACCTACAGCTACAAACGAACCATTAGCCGTTACTGTAGCCAGTCCTGTGATACTTGCTCTTACTGCCGGAGCAGAATCACCTATAGCCGTTACAGTAGCAGTACCTGTAATGCTTGATATACCGCTATATATCGCTGATCCAGATGCCGATACCGTAGCTGTACAAGTGATAGACGCGTTAATACCTTCGTTCTCACAATAGCCAGAATCCCAATAGCCTGAGACAACGTATAGATCGGGTTGGCTTAGGTCTCCTTCACCATAGCCCTGAACCCAATAATCAAAATCGACATAGTTAGTTGCCATTTACCTCTACCCAAGTCTGAGTTTCCTCGTTCCATGAGTACATCTTGCCATCTGTAGGCATTGCTGTCGGAGCTTGCCACTGTGCATTAACATCTAACGTCCAGCTTGCATAAGGCTTAGGAGCCACAAACGCATCAATATCTGCATTGTAGCTATAACCAATGCCAGCGTAGTTCTTACGGATGTTACCGTTATAACTAGTCTGTTTCCACGTACCACCGAATAGACGCTCACAGAACGCAGCACCGATATACTCTTTCTCTACACCGTTAGCATCTGCCGTATCTTTATTATCAATAACGATAACTTGAGTAACGATATTGTTATCATCAATCTGTGCGTAGTGCGCCATCTAAGCCTCCAATTTTAATCCGGTCAAACTCAATTCATCGCCAACTATTCCAACTGGAAATGTGTTGAACGACATACTTATACGTGTATCTTCACCTTGCACCGTAGGCACGTTATGCTCTAGCGACGAAGGGAACAAAATTAACCTGCCAACTTTAGCCTCGTACCACCACGACTCAGAGTTGTACTCGTTCCATTCTTGTGGTGGAAATTTAATCTGCTGCCATCCTGAACGATAGAAGTAAATCTTATCGTCAGGGTTTGTATTCAGATACAGCACACCAGAGACAAAACTATTTGGGTGCGCGTGTTTATGATGCCACTGGCCCTGCTCAGAATAATTAAACCAGCTCTGCGTCACACGAAGGTGAACATCATGTTTAGGGTTACTTGTAGCCTTAAAGTATTCAGCTACACAATCTTCTACCCAACCGCGTAACGATGTCATTACAGAATCACGCAGCACAAAGTTGTTAATGCTGGTTGTGTTTCCTTCATTCGATCTGGTTTCCTGACCACGAACGAACAGCATTTCCTCATCAGCAAGTTGACGGTCTAAGTCAAACATTCCGATAGGAATAGGAAATAAGTGGTGCATCATGCGACAGCCTTCTCAAATTCTTCAGCATCAGCTTTCATCTTCTTTAAATCATCATCAAGCCATATCGTAGGAATACTATCCTCAAACTCACGTATCTTATCCATTACCCACTGCACTTCTTCCCACGATGGGCAAGGTCTAGGATCATCCCAACGTGTAAATGTAGTGTTAGAAATTTCCCATTTAGCATTAGGACGCAGTAATGACATTGCTACGTCAATCCCGTACATTCGATAAAGTTTAGTTTCCATAGACCTTAGTTTATTTTAATAATTACGATGCCTGAACCGCCAGCTCCACCATTAGACGAAGAACCACTTGATGCACCGCCACCACCGCCTAAATTTGTTGTACCAGCAGTAGGAGCTATAGAAGTGGTTTTTCCACCAGTACCGCCACCGCCAGTTCCACCAGAACCATTAGTTTTTGGAGCACTATCAGTTCCGCCGCCACCACCTCCAGCATAGGTAACAGATGAACCACTTATGCTGCTTGCAGTTCCATCG